TATTAGGATTTAAATACACAAATAGAACTGAACCATTTCAAGGTGCATCGGGTGCAACACACCCTGTTCTTGCAGAAGCTGTAACACAGTTTCAAGCTTTAGCTTACAAAGAATTATTACCTGCAGATGGACCAGTCAGAACTATGGTTATGGGTAAAGCAGATCCACAAAAAGAAATGCAAGCACAAAGAGTTAAAAATTTTATGAACTATCAATTGATGGATCAAATGAAAGAATATGAAGCTGATTTTGATCAAATGTTATTTTATTTACCACTTGCAGGTTCTACATTTAAAAAAGTTTATTACGACGATTTATTGGGACGAGCTGTTTCTAAGTTTGTTCCAGCGGATGATCTTGTTGTTCCGTATACGGCTACCTCATTAGACGATGCGGAAGCAGTCATTCACGTTGTCAAGATGTCAGAAAATGATTTAAGAAAACAGATGGTATCTGGTTTTTATTCTGACATCGAATTGACAAAACCAACAGGCACCATCACAAACGAGCTTGAAGAAAAAGAGAGAGAAGTAGAAGGTGTTACAAAATCCCAAAGAGTAGATCCTTTATATACAATTCTAGAATGCCACGTTAATCTAGACTTGGAAGGATTCGAAGACCTTGGCCCTAACGGAGAGCCAACGGGAATAAAATTGCCTTACATCGTTACAATCGAAGAAGGCAGTAGGAAAGTTTTGTCTATTAGACGAAACTTTGCGCCCAATGATCCAAAGAAAAATAAAATCCAATATTTTGTCCACTTCAAGTTTCTGCCAGGACTAGGATTTTATGGCTTAGGATTAATTCATATGATTGGCGGATTGAGTCGTACTGCAACTGCGGCTCTCCGTCAATTATTAGACGCTGGAACATTATCCAACCTACCCGCAGGATTTAAACAAAGAGGTGTCAGAGTAAAAGATGATGCCGCAAATATACAACCAGGAGAATTTAAAGATGTTGACACTCCAGGTGGTAATCTAAAAGATGCTTTCGTATTCTTACCTTACAAAGAACCATCAGCAACCTTATTACAGTTGATGGGAATTGTAGTTCAAGCAGGACAGAGATTCGCGTCCATTGCTGACATGCAGGTCGGGGACGGGAATCAACAGGCCGCTGTTGGTACGACCGTAGCTCTTTTAGAACGTGGTTCAAGAGTAATGTCAGCAATCCATAAAAGACTTTACGTAGGTCTAAAACAAGAATTTAAATTACTTGCCAAAATATTTGGTGAGTCTTTACCTCCTGAATATCCTTATGATGTTCCAGGTGCATCAAGAAATGTTAAAGCAACAGACTTTGATGCAAGAGTAGATATTTTACCGGTAGCTGATCCTAATATATTTTCTATGTCGCAAAGAGTTTCATTAGCACAAGAACAATTAAGATTAGCAACTTCTAATCCACAAATGCATAATATGTATATGGCTTATAGAAGTATGTACGAGGCAATTGGTGTAAAAGATATTGATAGAGTTTTACCACCACCTCCACCTAATCAACCAAAAGATCCAGCAATCGAACATATAGATGCAATGGCTGGTAAACCTTTTCAAGCGTTTCCCGGTCAAGATCATAGAGCTCACATAACTGCTCACTTAAATTTTATGGCTAGTAATTTTGTTAGAAATAATCCTAGCATTACCGCAGCATTAGAAAAAAATATTATGGAGCATATATCATTGATGGCACAAGAACAGGTACAATTAGAATTTCCACAAGAATTCCAAATGTTACCACAACTACAACAAATGGCTGTGCAAAATCCACAAGCACAACAACAACTTATGCAGATATCTCAAAAAATAGAAGCTAGAAAAGCTCTTTTAATTGCGGACATGACTGAAGATTTTATGAAAGAAGAAAAACAAATAACTTCTCAATTTGATCATGATCCATTACTTAAATTAAAACAAAGAGAAGTAGATCTTAAAGCTATGGAAACAGAGCGTAAGATGAAAGAAGACGAAGCTAGAATAGAACTTGATAGAGCTAAAATGGTTCAAGCAAAAGATTTAAACGAACAAAAACTTGAACAAAATGAAGATTTAGCTCAATTAAGAGCTGATACATCTATTGAAAAATCATTAATGTCTGCAGATGTTAAACTAACTTCAGACGCTATGAAGGCTAGAGACGTAAATGTCTTGAAAGGCCCTAAAAGATAGTATACTAACAACTAGGAGAAAACTATGACAAAAGACACATTTAAACAGTTCGTTAACAAAGACGGCTACGCTAAAGGTGGAGTACCTGTAGAAGAATCTCCTCAAAACTTACATTTAGATCCAAGATCTAAAACAAGTATTAGAGGAAGAAATTACATTGCACAGGGAGACACAGTAGACGTTAAAGGTACACGAGCTATTAGAAAAGAAAAGAAACCTGTAAAGGCTACTTGGTACTAACATGTGGTTATCGGCAATTAAATTAGCCGTTTCTGCTGGAAGTAAAATTTATGCTAACAAGCAGAAGGCAAAAGTCGCAATGTCCGACGCACAGTTATTGCATGCAGAACGACAAGCTCGTGGTGAGGAAGCTTACCAAGGCAAGTTGTTAGAGGCACGTCAAAATGACTACAAGGACGAATTCGTTCTTGTAATATTAAGCGCGCCCATAATCGTGCTCGCTTGGGGAGTCTTCAGTGACAATCCAGTCGCCATGGAGAAGGTAAAAATTTTCTTTGAGCATTTTGCGGCACTCCCGACATGGTTTTCGACTTTGTGGATCCTTGTAGTCGGAAGTATTTTTGGTATAAAGGGTACACAAATATTTAAAAACGGAGGAAAAAAATAATGAGAAATGATTTTGGAACAAGACCATACAAATCAAGATTTGGTGGTAGCCAAGCTATGAAAAAAGGTGGTTCTGCTAAAAAGAAAAAGAAGCAGGGTTACAAAGATAGAAAAGATGAATCTATCGCTATGAGAATCAGAAAAAAAAGAACTCCTGCACAGTTAAAAGCTAGCAGAGATGAGTCTTACGGAAAATTTGGTTCTAAAGCTAAGAAGTCTGGTAAAATAAATAGATAGTGTCTAAAAAAAATTGGATACAAAAAGCTGTTAAAAAACCGGGAGCTTTAAGAAAATCTCTTGGCGTTAAAAAAGGTCAAAAGATTCCAGCAGGTAAATTAAAAGCTGCTGCAAAAAAAGGTGGTAAGTTAGGCCAACGTGCTAGACTTGCTATGACGTTTAAAAAAATGAGGAAAAAGTAATGGCAAAAAAAGATAACTTTGGAATGTTAAGTGTAAAAGCTGGAATAGATAATAATCCTGATCCAACTCATGCAGATAGAATTGCTGGAGCAAAAGGAATGAAAAAAGGTGGACGAGCTAAAAACACTAGAAGAATGAACAGACTTGAAGAACTTGGAAGAGTAGATGCAGAAAAAGCATATACTAAAAAAGGTAAAAGAAATTTAAAAGCTGAAAAGAAAAGAATTGTTCGATCTCTTAACTCAAGAGGCGCTGCAGTAAGAGGCCACGGTAAAGAAATCAGATAATGTTTAAAAAAATAAAAAAACTTATTTGTAAATTATTTAACATCAAAGCATGTCAGTGTGATGAAGTTGATGAGCATATAGAATATTTTACAAAAAAATCTGAACCGGATGTACCGGTTCATATAGACCCGTGTCCTATACACAGATATTTTAGAGCAAAATGTCATATGTGTGTAGCATATGCAAATGGTATAAACCTATAAAGGAGAAAATATGAAAAAAGGCTATCACAAAACAAAAGACGGTAGAACAGTAAAGAAAGGTCTTTACTACTACATGAATAAAAGAAAAAAAGCTGGAACTAGCAGACCTGGTAAAGGAACTGTTTCTAGTAAAGCTTTAAAAAGATCTGCTAAAACTGCTAAGAAAAAGTAATGGCTGAAACACCTATAAGAAGAACCACCGGTAAAGGTGGTAATTATAGAAAGACCAAATCTGGAGCAGGTATGACTAAGAAGGGTGTCGCTGCTTACAGAAGAGCAAACCCTGGAAGTAAATTAAAAACAGCCGTGACTGGTAAAGTGAAACCAGGATCAAAAG